ACACTTTCCAACCAAATACAATCGTATATGCAGTTCCAGTTGATAGTGATTTAGGTAAAACTATGAACGCATCTAAGATTGGTGTTGTATGGCATACAACTTACAAAGGTTCTACACTTCAAGATATGACTGCATCATTTGGTGCAAATATTGCTGGTCTTACAAAAACAAAATCAGTATGGATGGATGATGCAACTTATAAAGATGTATCTGGTAAGGCAACTATGACAGAAGCAGAAACCGCTATTGTTACTAAACATCTATCAAACACTGGTAAAACATTTCAAAGAATTAATTCACAACTATTAAGTAAGTTTTTAAGGTTACAAGAATCACTTACTGGAAAACTAGTTGGTGCAAGTCTAAAAACATATAACAATACAAAAGTTCGTGCTGGTCAAAATATAAAAGACCCAAGAGCTCACGCAAATGGTTATATTGCTCATGTGGAAAACCATTTCAAAAAAGAGATTGATAAACTCAAAACTGATAAATCTAAACAAGAATTAGAGAAAAAGAAAACAGAATATGTTAGAGAGTTTAAAAAAGGATTAAGAAATTTAGAACAAGTTATTGCGTTTCAAATGCATCTAGTAAACGCAAAGATGGAAATAGTAAAGAAACTAAATAGTGTTAAAGGTTTAACCGATACTTTTATCAAGACTGCAAATGGATTTAAAGTGACGAACCCAGAGGGATATGTTGCAATTGATAGAATATCTGGTGATGCTGTGAAGTTAGTTGATAGAATGGAATTTAGTTTTAATAACTTTACTGCAATAAAGGCATGGGATAAATGAAAACTTTAAAAGAATTACAAGAAGCGAAGAAAACTGTCGCATTTACTTTTGGTCGTTTCAATCCACCTACAACTGGACATGAAAAACTAATTAAGGCTCTTTCTGGTCAAGATAGGAATATTATGGTATTCCCATCTCATTCCCAAGACGCAAAAAAGAATCCACTTCCCCACGCAAGAAAAATCGCATATATGAAAAAGATGTTTCCTCGTTTTGCGAAGAACATCGTGACAAGTAAAGCACGAAATGTGTTTGAAATTGCAACTCTTTTATATGACCAAGGTTATACAGACATTGTGATGGTTGTTGGTTCTGATAGAGTAAAAGAGTTTGACTCACTTCTTAAAAAGTATGATGGAGAAGAAGGTAGACATGGGTTCTACGAGTTTAGTTCTATCACTGTAGTTTCTGCTGGTGACCGTGACCCAGATGCAGAGGGTGTTGAAGGTATGTCTGCATCTAAGATGAGAGCAGCTGCAGTTGCAAATGACTTTGATTCTTTTAAACAAGGACTTCCCAGAGGATTTAGAGATGGAAAGAAATTGTTTGACGATATTCGTAAGGAGATGAATGTCAACGAACAGAACTGGACAGACGAAGAAATCATGAGGGATGCATATATTCGTGGTGAGGTTTGGAACGTAGGTGATGTTGTCAGAACAAAACTAGGTGAAGAAGGTACAATTATTAGAAAAGGTACAAACTATGTTGTGTTTGAAGATATGCAAAGAGTTTGGTTACATGACCTAGAAGAAGAACCGAAGAAGATTACTAAGACAAAACAAGCAAAAGGTGAGGTTGGGGATATGAAAGGTACTCAACCAGCAAAGTATTATTCAAAAGGTGCTCAAGGTAAAGAAATGTCTCTTGCAACCAAGAAGGCTCGTGCAAGACATTTTGCAAAAGGTGATTCAAGAAAACCAGCGCCTGGAGATAGTGCAAAGACTAAACCATCTCAGTACACCAAAAAGTTCAAACAGATGTATGGTGAAAGTGACCAAGCACAAATGTTAAGTCTTACCACTAAGGCGATGAAGGCAATGCCTGGTTCTCCAAAACAAAAGGAGATTATCAAGAAGTTAAATGTATTAAGAGTTAAACTTGGTATGAAACCTCTAAAAGAACAAGACAAAGAAAAAGCACAATCTGATGTAATGGTAGATAGAGAGAAACTAAAAGATTTAGAAGTTAAGAAGAGAATGGCAACTCTTCAGGCAAAGATTGCAAAAGACCAAGAAACTCTTGCGAAGATGCAGATTGCAGATAAACAAGCAAAAGACAGAAAGAAAGATGAATCAGTAGATGAGAGAAAACTTACTGGTGCAGAGAAAAATAAACTAAAAGATTTAGAGAAAGAAGTTCCAAAGAAAGACTTTATTGACCGTTATGGAAAAGAAGAAGGAGAGGCAATCTACTATGCAACTCTGACGAAGATGGCGAAGAAAGAAAGTCTATGGGCTAATATTCACAAGAAAAGACAAAGAATCAAACAAGGTTCTGGTGAACGTATGAGAAAGAAAGGCGAGAAGGGTGCGCCTACTCCTGCTCAAATGAAAAGAGCAAAAGGTGAATCAAACGAGTCTTATGAGATTGGTAAAGATTACGCAGACCATACGAAAGAGATTGACCCTTATTCTGCACCACAAAATGAAAAGTCTACTTTGAAAAAAGATAAAAAACTTCCTAATCTTATGATACCAAAAAAAGGTAAGGCAGGGGTAACTAAGTTTATGAAAAGGAAAAGTTTTCAAAAACTTGGTGCTGAAAATGAAGACTATCAATTAGATGAAAAGATTGAAGGTCTTGTAAACAAATCAAAACAAACTGGTGTTCCATATTCTATTCTCAAGAAGAGTTATGATAGAGGAATGGCTGCTTGGAAGGGTGGACATAGACCAGGCGCTACTCAACAACAATGGGCATTCGCAAGAGTGAACTCAATGTTAACTGGTGGTAAAGCAGACCCAGACCTACAGAAACAAATCAAAGATGGTGGGTACAAAAAGAAAAAGAAGGAAGAATTTGACAATAATGTTAAAAGTGGATTAAGACCACATTCTTTTTCAGATACACCTAAAAGTGATAAGATGCCCATCAATGCAAAGAAGAAAAAGATTACAAAATATGAGATTGACGAATGGTACTCTGATGAGGAAACAATCTCTATGTATCAAGGAAGATATGGTGATGAATGGTTGAAAAAACTAAATAATACATACGAAGCGATGTTATCAAAACTTCCTTGTTGTGAAGATTGCGAAGAAGGTACTCTAATTGAGAACAACATTTATCGTGTAGGTTCTGAAAAGTATTTTGAGTATTTTCAAGAGAAGAGAAAACTTTTTGAAGAGGGAGAGTTAGAGGTAACTGGTTTTGACAAGACGTTACTGGAAGGTGATATTGGAAAGTATGCAAAATACTTCCATAAGAATGTTCCACTAGATTGTCCTATGGTTGAAGAAAAAGATGTTGAACTGAATAAACCCAAAGTGGGAGGCCCAAAGAAATATTATGTGTATGTGAAAAATGATAAGGGTAATGTAGTTAAGGTTACATTTGGAGATACTTCTGGTCTTAGAGTTAAATTAGACGATAAACAGGCAAGAAAGAATTTTGCATCTCGTCATAATTGTGAACAACAAAAAGATAAGACCACAGCTGCATACTGGAGTTGTAACTTACCAAGGTATGCAAAACAACTTGGACTGAGTGGTGGGGGTAACTTCTTTTGGTAAAACCTTATATTGATAGTTATGATAATGGAAAGATTGTTAGGGAGTTTAGTGAAGATGTTGAAAGTGACGAACTCATCTGGCATAGAGATAAAAGAACAAGAGAAATAACTGTTCTGAATGGTACTGGTTGGAAATTACAAATGGATAACCAACTACCAGAAGAATTGAAAAAAGGAAAACTATACAAGATACCCAAGATGGAGTATCATAGACTAATAAAAGGAACAGACAAACTTGTTCTAAAAATATGGGAAGAAACGAAATGAGTAAACATGGACAGCCAATGAGTCAGACACTTGCAGAAATGCAAATGAATGAACTTAAAATGAATGACCCAAAGTTAAACAAGATTTTTGATAAACTAAAAAAGGGTGATAAAATCAAACTAAAGACTAGTTCTACAATGAGTAGAGGTAGTGACTTTGTTGAGTACATTGTTAAGTCAAAGAATGTAGTAAACAAAGGTAGAGTTGAAAAGATTACACTTGCAACTGTAGGGAATGAAGGAGCAGTAAAGAAGTTTCTTTATAGAAGAGATGGTAAGGTAACATTTGCTATGGGTGATATGGCTGCATCTATAGATGATATCAAAGAAAAGTATTCCCTAATCAATCATGAGATTGTTGAAGCAATTGAAGTAGAAGAACTTGATGAAGGGATAAAATATACTCATGCAGTAGTTGACCCAGATGGTAAAGTTGCTGGAATGGCATCAAATGAAAAAGATGCAAAAGATATTGCAAGTAGACACAAGGGTAAAGTTGTAAAACTAAAGAAACCTATGTCAGACAAAAAAGGTGACATGATGATTAATCGTCCTTTAGAAGAAAGACCGATTGACCCTGCTGATGTAGATGATGATGCAACTGATGCTGATAAGAAGGCCGCAGATAAGAATATCATCATGCAGATGAGAAAAGTGATTGATGTTAAGGGTAATGCAACAATTGAGTTTGATAACGGTAAAAAAGAAAAAGTAGACCCAAAGATTGTAAAGATGATGGTCACTGCACATGACAGAATTGAAAAACCAAGAGACAAAGAAAAGTTTGTTGCAATGATTAAAAAGTCCAAAAGAGATATGTTAAATGTTGCAAAGAAACTTTCAACTCTTAAAATGG